TAGTCCTTCAGGTCCGGGGACCTGAAGCCCACATTACTAGGGGGCTCCTGACGGGGCTCCCGAAACCCTTGGTTACCTTCGGGGACTGACTGGCCTGCGCGTGGTTACGGGCAGGCAAGGAAAATTGTGGGGAATCAAATAATCCCAGTTGGGGCAGTAATGCCCCTCCACCCGCCATGAAGTCTTTCAAGTATTCTAGCGGACCCCTAAACGGACTTGGACAAACGGCACACGCTAAACCTGTCCTCGACCGCATGGGATCAAATGCCCGGGACGCGAACTTCGGTTCGTCATCCCGTGGTAATACCCTTGGCAAAAGGCCATCAAGGGTCGGTAGTGGGGAAACCCCATCGGCTGGTCTGAAACCACTTGTAGGGAGAGTTGAGGAGCCTGGACTAAAGAAAGGTGCTCACTCTGTTGAAAAAGTGTGTGGATTTCCAGCGGCCAAAGCTGGTAAACGATCGCGAAAAGTCTACATTCCAAAATCCTCTGATAGTGAGAGACACTACGGCCTCGGTAACGCACGTAGCGAACAGTTAAGCCCTATCAAAGGAATGAGGAATGCAGGTGGTGAACGAAAGTTTATTGTTCAGAAGTCTTTATCTCGCAAAGCCCGCCGAGATGCGTTGTTGAAAGATGCTAGTCTTGTTGCTGAAGCTCAGAAGCTTGCTGAGCGTGATGTCCTGAACGGTGTTTGGGATGTCGACCTTTCCGATGCGGAGCTTGCCCAGGCATATCTTGAGTCGTACCTAAATTACTCCGATGCTGTCCCAACTGTGATGACGCTTAGCGACTATGTTGCTGTAGCGTTGGCTGGTAGGGATAGTGTTGAGGTAAAAGGGAAAACAAGGGAGTTGCCAGGGTTAAAGTTCAAGATCGCAGGACCGCGTGTCCTCTCTTTTAAAACTCTTCTGTCTAGGAAAGCTTTGGCTGAACCTTTGCTTCCCAAAGGTTCCCAGGATTCTCGTCCGCCGGCTTTCAATCCTGTCTGGTCTAAAGAATTTAAGCATGGCCCTATTTCTTACATTCCTCCCCCTCCTCCTCCCACTGATTTTACGAAACCTCCTCCTTCTATCTCTTCTGTTCCTGTGGTTGTGGCTTCATCACATGGGCTCGTCAGTGCAGTGTCCTCGCCCTCGGTTGGGACTGCTGCTTCGAAGAGTTCTGTGGTGGCTGCTTCTTATTCTATTTCTGGAGCTACATCGACTTACTCTGTCAGTTCTGTGATCCCGGCAATTGTTGGGAATGCAGATTCGAAAGGGACGTTGGTGGCCCCAGTTTCAGCGGCTTCATCTCCTATCTCTGTCAGTTCTACGATTCCGGCCCTGGGAAACTTCGTGAGTCCCAGTCTCGTTGGAAATGTAGATTCGAAAGGGACTGGGATGGTGGCTGCTTCTCCTTTGTCTGGCGCCCTGTCGCGTTTGATCCATTACAGTAGAGCTTCCTCTGCTAAACCTGAGTTGAAGCACGGGACCATTAATTTGGACCTGGGTTTTCTTGATTATTCTTGTGAGGTTTCTCCTTCTCCTTTTACTCTGGGTTATTTTGTTGTCTCTGATGTCCCAGCTGACATTGGTGAGTCTGTGCTTGACATCAATGGTGTTGTGTTGCCTGGCCCTAATAAGTACATGAAACTTTTCGGTTTTAGTTATGAGGTGTCGTCTGGAGGTCTGGTTAATTTTGTTCGCCGCGTTAAGGTGGTGGACATTATTCCAGAAAACCCCGACACTGTTGACTTGCGAACTGATTACATGCTTAGGACGGATTTGGTGCACAAAGCCACGGATGTCTTGTTAGTGACAGTCAAACAGCGTGAGTGCTTTCGGGTACTAGGCTGTTACGAATGGATTCACCGGGATGACTTGATAACTTATCGAGTTTCTCATATGGCACTCGTTAACATAGTTTCTAAATGTAGGCAGATGCTTGATGATTCCATCGCTGAAGCCCAAATTGAACAAGCTGTGAATGCGTATGCCACCGCCAACTTGGATGCTTCTGACATCACGCTCCGAGATGGCACTTTTGCTTTTGGATGTCATGTTCTTCAGTGGAAGAAATTTGAATTCGCTCACTCGCCTTTTCACAGGCCCCAAACTGGGATGAAATCGTTATCTATGGATATCGTTTTGAAGAGGTCGGGCTCCCCGACCTTCCCGACGTTGGCAATACTGTTCGTTTTAGCAATGCTAAGCCTTGTACTGTATGCTATCGGCGCCCTGTTGCGCTCAGTTTGGGGGTTCATGTTCACGGCGGGGCACAACCACGCGGTGATCCTGATTACGTTGGTAATCTTAGGTGCTCTGTTCTCAAGCGGGTTGCTGCACAGCCGCCTCCGATGGAGGCCGGCCTCAAGACTCTTTTCCGTGACTTCGTATCACGTTGGGTTGAGCAGAACATCACTCCATTACCTCCGGAGAGCGAATTATCTTTTGAAAAATGGCTTGAGGGAACTAATTACCCAAGCGGACGCCGTCAGGTCCTTCGTGGCATCTACGGAAAGTACCTCGCCAGCGGTTATGATATGAGTTCCTTACCTCCTAAGGAATTCGAACATGTCAAGGCTTTCGTGAAGGACGAGAGTTATGCTCAGTACAAGCATGTTAGGGGGATTTACAGTAGGAGTGATGGTTTCAAAGTACTGTTTGGACCATTGATTAAGTTAATTGAAGATCAGGTTTATAAGTTCAAATATTTTATTAAACATGTGCCAGTTAGAGATAGACCCAAATTTGTATATGATAGGTTGTATTTGCATAATGCAACTTATATCAGCACAGATTATACGGCTTTTGAATCACATTTTACAAAAGATATGATGGAGAGCTGTGAGTTTATTTTGTACCGTCACATGTATCGTTTTCTTCCCAATAAAGGATTTTATGATTATTGTCTTGATGTTTTGTCTGGATTGAATATTGTTAAATTCAAGTGGATAACGACTAAGTTTGAAGCTCGGAGAATGTCTGGTGAAATGAATACGTCGTTGGGTAATGGTTTTACCAACCTGATGGTGTTTTTGTTTCTGAATCGGGCTGATCCTGGAGCTGATTGTGTAATTGAAGGGGATGACTGTCTTGGCAGGGTTAAACGTGTACCTACTTCGGATGAATATAAGTCGCTGGGATTTAACGTCAAAATTGAAAAATCTTTTGACTTGTCCCGTGCTGCATTTTGTTCGATGTATTTTGACGTTGAAAACTTTGTCAATGTGGTTGACCCTCTCAAGGTCATAATGAAGCTCGGTTGGTGTTCCGCTAAATTTGTTGGTTGTAGTAAGAAGACGAGGTTAGAGCTTTTGAAGGGAAAGGTAATGAGTATGATGTCTGAGTGCATTGGCGCTCCTATGCTTCAAGCTTTGGGAATTCGTTTACTGAAGTTGTTGCACAAATCTCATTATCGCCTGGATCATCTGACTTCTTTTGAGCGAGAGAAATTTGACCCTAAGTTCACCCCCAGAGACGTACCTATGTCTAGTCGGCTAATTGTTGAAGAAATCTTTGGTTTTTCAATCGAAGAGCAACTTAGCTTTGAGCGAGACATGGATGAGTTCCAACTGGGCCCGATTACGCACCCTGTAATTTTGAGCCATTTGAATCGCGACGCTGTCGAATTTTATGATTCATATGTTGCACCATATCGGGTGGGTGGGAGATATCCTGTCCTACGGGTGCCCCGAATTGTTGTATCATCAGGTGAACGAATATACAACAAGAATGGGTCGAAAATCTCGACAACGAAAGACTCAGCCTTCCCGAAACTCCGGAGGCGGAAAGTCTAAAGCTAGGAGTTCGAAGGGACCTGCCCCTTCTCAAAGATCGGCAGGAAAATCCCGCAGGCGCAATCGGCGGTCGAGGACTGGTATCCGGTCTCCCGGCCTTGATCACGTCGGTGGGTTGTTGATGGCAGCTGGAAGAGCAGGATTGACTGCGCTGACTAGACATATTACTGGGTTCGGAGACTACAAGATTACTAGTAATTCTGTTGTTAATGGATCCGGTTCTGTGCCTACGTTTGGTGCGGATTCAATTAGGATTAGGAAGAAGGAGTACTTGGGAGATGTTTTCAGTACTGTGGATTTTAAGAGCATTAGCTTTTTCATAAATCCCGGTGATCCTGTCACATTTCCCTGGTTATCCACTTTGGCTAATAATTTTGAAGAGTATGAATTGCATGGATGTACGTTCACATTTGTGAGCACGTCTGCAGTTGCTCTCACCTCAGCAGATCCTGCTTTGGGGAAAGTGTTGATGGCTACGGAGTACAACGTTAATGCACCGGCCTTTGTTAATTCAAGGGCTATGTTGGCCACCACTTTTTCTAATTACGGGAAACCTGCCGAGGATTTGATGCATGCGATTGAATGTGCGAGGGATCAGTCTGTTATAAACACTCTGCTTGTCCGTCGTGGAGGGTTGTGGCCTGGATCAGATCGTCAGTTTTATGACGTAGGTCGGTTTCAATTCGCCACTGAGGGCATGCAGTCTGCCAGTAACATTGGTGGTCTTTGGATCACTTATGATGTAACCTTGCGCAAGCCCATTATTTCTCCTTACTCCATTGGTGCACCTATGGACGGGTTCTACATTCCAAGTATCTTGGATTGGACTGACTTCGGTTCCCCGGCCAAGAAATATGTGTACTCAAATTCAGTAGGAGGGGTTTGGGATTACAGTTCCACTCTGGGTACTCTTTATTACACATTCCCACTGGGGTCAGTAGGAAATGTGTATGAAGTTACCCAGAACTGGTTCAGTGCAATTGCTGCTGATACTGGTGCCGGATCTTTGTATACAGTCACCTTGACTGGTTGCGTTCCAAAGACGCTTTACAAGAATACCACCAGCAATAATATGAAGTCAAATGGATCATCTGTTTCGAATACTATGTGCACCTTTGATGGTATACAAATTACCGCTCAAGGGTCTGAGTATGCTGAGTTCTCCATTAATTTGTTTAATAAGCCGGTGTCCTGGGTTGGTGTCCAGGTCATTGTAAGACTTAGTCAGCAGAACACTGGTTCTACTGATGTTTACTACGCCCCAGACCTTGCGTCAAGAGAGCGTAAAGAATCCAAAGAGCGTAAGGTCAGAGTCACTAGTGACTTAATGCGACCTTCACGAGCTCCCCTATCAATTGATTAGGCGACACCAAACTGCTC